ACTGCGCTTGACTTGCCGCCCGCATCAACGCTTTTGGCTCAACCTGGTTGATGGCCGCCAAGGTCTTTGGTCCCATCCCGCCATCCACCTCCACCTTCTGCCCTAGCGCATTTAATCCTTGCTGGAGGTACTTCGTTGCACCGCCCAGCCCGCGATTAAACGCAACATCCTGCGTGAAGGGCTGGATGGCTTGGGGGAGTTTCCCGACAAGTGGCGCGGTATAGCCTTGGATGTACTCTGCCGCTGCTTTCGCTCTTTCTTGCGGAGGCAACGCTGAGATTCTTTTGTACGCTTCGGGGTGGTATCGGTCATTGATGCCAGCTACTTCATAGCTTCCACCTTGATCGCCGGATGGCAACTTGTAGACGGCTGGATAGCCTTGCTCGTCCTTGCGAGCCTCGAAATCTACCGTTTTCATAGCAGCGTTGGTTAAGTTGGAGTAGTCAGCCTGCGCTGTCTTGGGGCCAACAAAATCCTTGCTCGATTCAAACAATGATTTTTCTAGTTTATCTTTACTCATCTTGTCCTCCAGTTCTGAAAACCTTGCGGCAGACCGCATTTTCTCTTGCATCTCGACCAGCTTGCGCCCCTTCTCATCAACATAGCCAACGCCAGTGTTAATAGCTGGGGCGGTGTAGTCGGATTCTATTTGTTGGCGCACATCTCTTTTTCTTGCGCTAAGTTCTGAGTCCATGAGTCCACGGCCATACGACTCTAGCCTAGCCATTATCGTTTATTCCTTTTGGCGGCCTCTTCTTTCCTCAGCAAGTCCACAATATCTGACAAATCTTGATCTTTGGTGTTTTGAGCAATAGTGTTGAGACTAGAAATTGCTCCTGGTATTGCGTCATTGGGTATTTCTGAATTTTGTGCCAACCAATTAACAAACTTGGGGTTAATAAATGCTCGGCCAATAACATTGGCTGCAATGCCCAGACCAACCAAACCAGTCACTATCCCATACTTACCCGCCCCAAGCGATCCGGCAGTTGCCGCATAAGTTGCAGTTTGTGTGGCTGCGCCAGCAGTGCCAGCAGGGTTTGCAAGAATCCTAGAACCCTCCCTAATTTTGGCAGCAGTTCTAGCTATCTGTTCCATATTCTTGCTGTATTTATCGCCAAATCTTCCAAACAATGTTGTTTTTGCTTCTGGGCTTAATCTGTTCCAATTCGTTAAAAATCTTTCAGTGCTAAATACATCGCCAGCCTCATCTTGCTGTCCAGGCAGAGCTTTACCCATTCTTGATATAAATGAAGAAACTACAGCTTTTTGTTCTGGTTTGGGGATGCTTTGCATAACCGCCCTTAATCGCGTTGCACCAAGCTCAGAACCTTCAAACGCTGATCTATAAATCTTCTCTGGTTCGTTTTTGGCTATAAAACTATTTAGCTTGTCCATTCTATCATGCAGAGCGCGAGTATATTGATTTGCCCTGTTAAAAGCGGTTACTGCCTTGGGGCCAGCCTCCTCTGCTGCAACTCGCAAATCTTCGCTCAACGCTCCATAAATCTTTTTGTATTGTTCCTGCGTAACATTTGACGTTAACTGCACAGAACTAAGTTTTTCACCAATCTTCGACCGCAACCCTTTCAAGGCAGAAAACGGAATGTCGCCTTGGGCATTTAATAGGTCTGCCTCCAAATCGTTTCTTAGCTGGCCAATTTCTTGACTCATGATTAGCTGATTGCGAGATAAGGCAGGCGCACCCTCAATAGGGCGGGAAAGTTGCTCTAAAGCACTGTATATGTTTGCGGCCTTTACAGGCTTAACTTTAGGGATGACTGTATCTAAATTATTGTACAAGCCTCCCTCAATTGCTCTGGCTCTTGGTAGAAAAACATCTTCAACGCCGCGCTGGATACCTGCGCCAGCTACGGCTGGTTCCTTGACTCCAGATAGCTCCTCCGCAATCTGTCTAGTCTTTTCTCCTACTTCTGCCTGCTGTTGCACTGCCTTGCGCCGCATCATTGCTACAGATCCAGGCATTCTGCCTGCGCTTGTTTCCAGACCTTGAATTACGCCCTTGCCGGTTGCTTGACCAGCCGAAGGGGTTGTTCCAGCGGCGGCAAATGATTCTATGTTCCTGCGTATCTCCTCTTGTGTTGCTCCGGCCCTAAGAAGTGGTCGCGCTGTAGCACCAATAAGCTGGCGAGCCGATGGGGCCATAGCTCCTCCTAATCCAGCAACAGTTTGGGTTACTGGATCCGCTCCAGCTTCCTCCGCAAGAGTAGAGGCAATTGCACTGGTAACTCCAGAGGCTGCTTGCATCGCAGGACGCTCTGTTAGAGTTCTGCCCACGCCCTGTAAAACTGGCGATACAGCTTGAGTAGCTAATTTTCCAACACCCATAGGGCCAGCCATCCCAGTCGTAGTTTCTGCTATATTTGCTCGCATCCTTTCCCCTGGCGTAGCAGGACGCGGCAAACCAATATCTGTTTTTATTTCATCTAAAATATCACTAAGAGGTCTGCCTTGCCCTGTAAGCGAAGAATAAACCCTTGAGCCTATGTCAGTCAGAAACCCTGCCGTTGCGCCAGCCGCCGCTCCTGGCAATGCTCCAACCCCCGCTATCGGTGCGCCAATTGCAGCACCAATTCCCATCCCAATCGTTGTTGGGCTTAATGCGGCTCTCGTAGTTAAACCAGCCTCACGCGCAAGTTGCTCTCCTACCCCCTGAGGCCCTACTACCGACTCTGCCTCCGAATAATCGCGTACAACTTTTTGAGCTATTGCGTCTTGCTCGGCCTCGCTAAGATTATCGGGAATTTCAATTTTCCCTATATTGTCAATCTCGATGAAGGCCATTACTTAACTCGTATTACTTTTCCAGTAGCAGGGTCGGTTTTATATTTTCCAATTACGCCAGCTGCCCCTTGAGTAGCTGCGCCTGCCTGCCCAGCACTAGCGGCAGATCCTTTCCCAATTTGCAGTGACTCTGGAATATCGAAGCCAGCCTCTTGATAGGCTTGCAATTTATCTAGGTACTCCTTACGTCTTTGCGATGTAAATGTTTCCAACCTTTGTCCGTAATCTCCTCTAAATGGATCTCCAATTTCTTGCAAAAACCTCTCGGCCTCGGAGGGTGTTACGGCTGCGCCCGCGCGAGCCTTTAATATCTGATTTCTTACCCCAGAATACGCCTGCTCCATTTTGGTATAATCTGGACTTGCCCCAAACACAGACTTGCCCGCTTCAAGCCGACCTTGGAATGGGCCGTAAAGATTATCGCTGGTTGATGCAATTGCGCTAGAGCCAAGTTCAACCAGATTTTTATACTCAACTAATTCCTCAGCCTGCTTGATGGGAAGTTTCTTAAAATTATCTTTAGCGTTTTTGAATTGAATATCGCGCATAGATCGCAACGCATCTGCGGCGTATCTATCGCCAGACTGTTCTGCTTGGTCTATCTGCTGGTTAATTGAGGCTAACCTTTGTGCGCCCATTTGAGTTCGGCGTGCCATTACATCGTTAACTTGATCTTCTGGAATGACTGTTGGTACTGCTCCAATACCCTCAACTTGCCGTGTGCCACCAAGCTCCCCGGCCCTAGCGTAAGCAGCAGCCTTTTGGCCTGTAGTTGATTGTGGATCTTGTAATATCTGCAAGGACTGGTCTATTGCAAGACCCCTTGCTACTGGATCTTCTTTTTCAATAGACATCTGAAGTATGCGCGAGCGCAATGCTCGCTCTTGCATTTCAGCTTCTCTCGCCTTCTTTGTCTCTGGTCCTTCGATGTTAAATTTGAAAGGCATAACTACTCCTTACGCTCCAAAACTAAATGACGGAACAAGACTCCCAATCCCACCAGCAATTGAGCCAAACTCTTGCCCAAAGCTACGATAGCTGGCCGCCTTTGCCCCAACCTGCGCACCGTAGGTACTGGCTTGGTAATTAGCCTGCGATCTGTAAAGATCATTAAACGCCTGCGTCAGCGCAACTGGAATAGATTGGTCTACCGCCTGATAAAACGGTGCAGCCGTCGAGGGCTGTTGGTTAAAGCCGCCAGGCAGGGCTTGGTTGGCTTGGATGTAGTTTTGGAAAGCAGCCTGTTGCTGACCCGTCCTAGCTTGGCTCAAGTTGCCAATGGAAGGCCCACCGGCGATAAAGCCAGACGCTGCCCCCAGCCTGTTTTGCTGGAGTGCATCACGGAAAGCCAAGTCAGCTTTGAGAGCATCGCCCGTAGTTTGGCCTGAACCTAAGAAGGCTTGGGCTGCGCCGTACCGAGCCAGCTTGCGTTGCTCACCCGCTGCCCCAATCTGCGAGGCTTCCTGTACGGCTGGTCCTAGGCCAAAGATATTGCCCCTTGCAGTCTGTGCGCCGCGGATGGCTTGCTCGTACCCACGCCGTTCCTCTGCGCCAATGGTCGAACCAAGGCGAAGCTGGTTGATGGCCTCCTCTTCGATGGTTTGACGCAGTTGCTCAGTCTCTGGCGTAGTGGTTGCGCCAATGGGTGTTTCCGCCATCTGCCGGTAGCGTTGGCCAAGCGCAACCGAGGTGCGGTAGGCATCGGGATCAATCTGGTAAAGTTGCTGGGAAGCACGCTCTTCGGGCAGTTGCACAAACGAGCGGAACGAAGTTACTTCCTTTAACCCTTCGGGACTGTCTAGCGAGATAGGCTTAAAATTCTTTTGCATATCCTGCGCGCCGGTAACTGCGCTGGTTACGCTCTTCAAGTCATCGCTAAGTTGCTTAATGAATACTTCTGAACCAGTCCTACGAGCGTCACCAGCGGGGAAACCAGCTAATAGCTGATTAGCCGCATTTAACCGCTCTTGAATTCCAGCGATCTGCGTGTTACCTCGGTCAATTACGCTGTTGAGGCGGGACAATTTAGAGTTATTGTAATCGTCAATAATCTGCTGGTCGGAGACTTGGAAGTTTAACGCCGTGCCAAGGTCAGACGATCCGTAGTTACGGCCAGCCGAAAGCTGGGCAAGGGCTTGATTGAACGCTGGGCCAGCGGGACCAGCGGTTCTGCCTGCGGTGTAACCGGACTCGCCACCAGTTACAGACTTAATTTGTTCGGCTAAAGAGTTGTAGGTAATGTCATTTTTTAGTCGCTCATCATACTCTTGACGTAATTTTTTTACTGATTCACCAATTTTTTTGTTTGCCACGATTTGTGCTTCGCTAAAATCTAAATATGGGTAGTCTCCTGCTAGAGAGGCATAACGTGATGCACTTTTAGCAAAATCTGCTTCATCTACCGCATTATTCATTACCTGTGTCCAGCCTTGAAGCGTGTCAATAGCGCCATCTTCGTTAACACGATACTTGCTTGGTCGGCTGTCTCTTCTTCCCATAATACTACGCCTTCAATTCTGGGCTGGTAATTGCTGTCCCTAGCGTACCATAAAAGTCTACTGGTCCTGGCTGGCGGTTAAACGCCACGTTAGACTCGACCGATCCGTAGGGGCTAGTGCCGTACAACCGTTCAAACTGGCGGGTCATCTGATCGCCTAGTCCACGGTTTAAGGCATACGCCTGCGGGCTAGTCTCATACTGCCTGCGCAAAGACTCTAGCGTGCGTTGCGGTCCGTACTGCCGTTCTAGTTGCATCCCAGCCTGCACGCCTGATTGCTGGTCAAGAGCCGATAATTGGCGTTCTAGGGCGCGTTGAGTGGGAAGGTATTGGATGCGTAGCTTGTTTTCTAGCGCAGCCATCTCTGGAGCCTTTTCAATGTAGGTATTAACATTGGTGCGATAAGCCGCCGCATTAGCCTGCGCCACCGCATTGGGATCGGGCGGGGGCGGGGGTGCGGGAATGGAAGGACCGCCACCCATATTAGCTCATAGCCTTTCGCATAAAATTCATGTAGTCGTAAACTTTCTTGGTTCCGTTACGGTTAAAGATTAGGCTCCTGCGGGGGCCAAGTTCGTCCCAAAGGATCGACAGCAGGCGTCTCATAGCCAAACGGCTATGGGGTGTAGATGTACCATCAATCGAGGTTACAGTCAAGTCCACGTAAGCATCTGGCGCGTCCGGCTTATGTACATAATGGGGAATCTCTTGCGAGCCATCCACCGCCCTAGCCACAGCCACCCCTACCACCTCTTGCCCATCCTTAACCACCCCAACCAAGTTATTGCGTTCGTACCAATCAAACCACTGCCTAAAGTTAGGCCAGCGCGATTCTGGTACTCCAGAGGCTTCGACATACTCTATCGCCGTCATATCGTCTTTTGCACCTCAATGGTATCGGGGTTAGCGGCTGCGGTAATCTGCCTGACTGCCATCTTGTTGGCCTCGGAGGTAACGCTGATGTTAATTAACCGCCACTTTTCGTACGCACGCAGATCGGAAGCGATGCGTTTCTTAACCGAAGTAGGCAGGACGGCGGGCAGGACAAAAGGCAGTACCAACACCGTGCTGGCAATGTTTAGGTTGGGTTGTACATCAATGTCGCCAACGTCAATGTCCCGCTGAATGGCTATGGTGGCGTTGCTAGAGAACGAGTCATCAAAGATGACCTCAAAATTGCTACCATGTTTTTGGGCAAATGGATCGCCAAAGTCCATGTCGCGGGTGCGGACGGACGAGCTAAAATCAAACGTGCCAACGCTCGTGCCGTCGGATTGTATGCCAAAGTCCACATAATCTGAGGACGTGGTTTGGGCGGGTGTCTTGTACCCGCTGTACTTGTTAATCTGGCCTGTGGTCAATTTCATCATTAAACGCAAGCCTTCGCTTTCAAAATTGGTTAAGGCAAACTGCATTACCTTCGGAGTCCAAGTACCCTCAAACGCACTCAAGATGGTGTTATAGACCAAGATCGTGTCGTTAAAGTTATTGGAGGCTGTAGGTACGGCTAGTAGATACCTATTGTCGTAGTAGGCGGCTGTGCTAATCCCAACTTGCGCCGTATTGATTTCTTGGATTACGTCCTTAACCACTTCCGAGATAGGCAAGCCGACTGAGGTAAAGTCATCCGAAGCAGACCGAATGAGCGATCTGATGCCATCATCAGACAAGAA